CAATCTAACAATATAGAGGTTCATTATAATCCTTAAATTAAAAAGCCGGCCATTGCGGCCGGCGTACTTCTTAGATCAAGTTGGGATCTTGTTCCATTAACAACTCACCCATAGGTTTGGTATCTTTTGATTTGCCTTTTGCGGGCTTCTCATTGATCTCAATTTTCTTTGGTTTTTTGTGATCTGGAATGATTCTCTCCAAGAAGATCTTTAGCATTCCGTTCATCATCTCAGCATTCTGAATCTCAACTTGGTCGTTAAGAACAAATGTGCGATTGAAGGCACGGTTTGCAATTCCTTTGAAAAGGAAGTTTTCGTTTTCATTGTCATCAGTTGCCTTACCAGCAACCATCAACTTACCATCATCAAAAGTAATTTCGACATCAGTCTTTGCAAAACCAGCAACAGCTAGCTCAACAACGTACTTATTGTCTTCTACTTTTTTGATATTGTAAGGGGGATAGTTGGGAATATTTTTGGCAACTTCATCATGAAGTTTTGCAAGTCTATTGAATGGTTCGTCAAAACCAACAAAGAACTTATCCATATCCTTAGTTCCAAGTTTGAAACCAGGGCCAAAGGCAAATGTGTTTGCCAGTGCGTGTAGTGCATCAGTCATTTAAGACCTCCTATTAAGCAAGGTTAAGAAAGTGTGCCCCTAACGGCGGCACACTTCTATTTATACATCATCCACTAAAGGTAGTCAACTTTTTATTGATTCAAAGTGTAAATTTGCAACAATAAATTCTTTAACTAGATTACTTCTGACAATATCTTCAACATCAAATTCAATGTTTCTGAATGATGGCATTCTGTTAATGATCTGTACAAAGTCCTTTAGTCCAGATTGATCATGCTTTTTATTAAGGTCTGTTTGCTTGAAGTCGCCACAGAACAGAATTCTAGAACCCTCACCTACTCTGGTAATGATTGAGCTCAGTTCTTGGAAGTTCATGTTCTGACATTCATCAACAATAATAATTGCTTTGTCAATTGTAATGCCGCGAACAAAAGATGTGATCAAGAATTCGATATTCTTTTGTTCAACTAGTCTTTCATACGCCTGATCAGTATTAAACAGGTCTTTGCATATTGCTTTATAGGGTGCGAGATAAACGTCTGTCTTTTCTTTCTCGTCTCCAGGTAGGTGTCCAATCTCTCTAGACGGTACTACTGAGCGAACAATAACAACCTTTTCAAAATTGCTACGGTTATTCATCATATCTTCTAGTGCTTTATAGACCGAGATAAATGTTTTTCCTGTACCTGCTGCTCCGTGCAGCATTAATGCTTGATGTCCTTCATCATATAATTCGTAAAACTTTCTTTGGTTTCTAGTTAGAGGGTCAAATAATTGTAAGTCTTCGTATTTTAATTTCAGCTTCCTTCTGTTAGATTGATCTGGGAATGGGTGAACGGATGCTTGGGACACTCTAGCCTGTTTTCTCATGGACTACCCTTGTTGTTATAGTTAGAAACAAAAAAAGACACAAGTCTCTCGACCGTGTGTCTTTTGCTTATTTGACTACTTTTTTCTATCAGTCATCAAATTCCTTTATATTCCATTTGAAATTATTTATCATTTTAAAACCCTAAGATCGTCGGGGAGAATTTCAATGGCTTACCAGGTTCGTAATCTTTGGTAAAATAATCTACCATCATCTCAAACCTGAATGCTGAGTCTTCCTCACCAACATCAGCACATTTCTTTTGTGCATCTTGCAGAAACTTAATTAGTTTAAAGTGGTTGATACCAGTTTCCCGAATAGAAGGACCTTGAGAACCACGATGAGGACTAAACATTTTGAGGATCCTCTACAATTACTGCACTGAGAATACTATCAATACGAAATGAACGCCAAGATTGTTTTTCTATATCCCAAACAGCAATCACATCATTATTTTCTGGTTTTACTTTATCTGTTTTCTTCTCATACGGCCATGAGAAGCTCTCTTGCAGTGTACAAATCATCTCACGTACGTTTCCGTCTGTTTTTGTAAACTCAACCTTCATTACAGTCTGTTGCAGCTGCGAGCGGATAGATTCCTTCGTGTATTCCATTTTTCCACCTTTCATAATCATCATAAAAATATTCCGAGACTTCAACGTTAGCCTCTGATAGCATTATACGTGATGTATCAAAATTAAACAACGAGTCTCTAGGATTATTTGGCTTTAAGGTTACTACCCTTTTAATACCGCGTTGAATAATAGACTTGGTACATTCGTTACAGGGAAACAAAGTACAGTATAAAGTAGCACCATCTACGCTACCGGGACTGTTGTCTAGTGCGTTTCGTTCTGCATGACAGACATATAACAACTTGGTCTCTCTATTTGAGTAACGATATGAGTAGTCTTTGACACCGGTTGGAAACCCGTTATAACCAACGCTAATCACTCTTTTACGAGAATCAACTATGCAGCTACCAATTTTACGAGAAGGGTCCTTAGACCACGATGCTACTGTTTCACAGAGTTGAATAAATCGCATATCCCACATATTAAACCACCACGTTTCTTTCCCAAGGATTAACTAAAAGAGAAAATCTCTCACCTTTATAATCATTCACAACATGCATCACACCAGGAGACATAATAATAATTCTATTCGTCTTTGGAGATATTTTTATACCAATATCTGTGTGGAGCTCACCACCAACAAGATCAGAATCTACATACGGATAAAAAATAATAGAACACAATGGATACTCTAATTCACCAGTTGTATTAAATTTGTGTTCATTTTTATCGTAGTGCCACCCTGTACGAGTATTGTACTGGCTCCACACTTCAAATCCAGCACTTGCCGATATATCAATAAATTTGCTGGCTATTGATGATAGTTTTTGAACATATTGGTCTGCAACATCATGGCTAATCCAGCTTAACGGAATGGTTGATTTAGAGTTATTATATTTTTGGTAAATATCACTAAGTTCAATATCTGTAAAGATGTTATCACCAACAAAAACCATAGATTACCTTTTTTTGCCAATATTATATTTTGCAACAAGCTCCCACTCATCCTTCTCTTTATGGGTTATTACTTTCACTTGAGAGAACGGTGCAACAGGAGTACTAGACTTCTCTGCATTAACTAATTTAATCAATCCCCACTCGGCCAGCAAATTAACTATTGTGTTTCTTCTTGCTACATCATCTTCTGAGAAGTTAGATGGCTTACCATCCAATGCAAAGAGTTCTTTGAAGTGGACAATATAATACTTTCCTTGCTTATGAAGGATATGGCAAGATTGGAATAGTTTTTTATCTTTGCGCGAGGCGACACCAATACGAGTCAATGTCTCTTTAATTTTAAGGAAGTCCTCTTCAGAAGTCAACAACACTTCAATTAGACTGTCAATAGTATTCATGATTGTCCACCTTTTTCTAATTTTTCTTTTATAGTGATCAATTGATCAGAAGAAAGGATTGACAATGCGCTCTTAGCTTTTTCTGGACTGTACCCATAATATTCCATTACAGCTGCAAGATCATCATCTTCTTGCTTCTTCACCCACTTTGCAAATCGCCTGGCAGGTCTTACTGTATTTAGGAAAAACTGGAATTGGAGCTTGGAGTCAGTGAGATGGCGTCTATTCATCTCATTGGCATACATCACAGTATCGGGAAAGTAGGAAAGAGCCTTGTTAACAAGAAACGGCTGGTAGAGTCTTTCTACAGCCGGATCTTCCATTAGGTCTTTCTTACTTTGTGATATTGCATTAACAAAGTCGAACGGAGACATTACCAGATCATCCGCACAAGGCCAACTGAGTCAATTGTTACTAGGAGCATGTAGTTAGCGAGCATACCAAAACTTCTCCGAGTCCAAGCAGCCCAAGCGTACATAGCACAACCCACAATCCATATAGGATAGAGAACAAGTAGGGGTGGATTTGGTACCGTGGATGCCATCGTAATAGAACACCCGATAGATATAGCCCAAGCAAACAGCTCAACAGAAAAGCGAAAACGATTACTGTTCCAGTCATTACGAATCCATTCGAAGGTGGGTCTGAATAAATCAATCAAAACGGTGGCTCCTCAAAGCTGGCAATAGTTTCCTTTGATAGCTCACGTTGGTGTCTTTTATTGTCATCTGTAATAAACTCTAATCTTTTTTCACATATACGTTGGAATGGATCAATAGGGTAGTAGGGATTCTCATGACGAAACTTCTTCATATACTCGCCAAGGTTGTCAACCCATTCATCTTTTTGTACTGCAATTTTATTCTTCATTCTGTATCTACTTTGCTATCTGTTTCAACCCATACACGAGCACCACAGCTAAGTGGCTTATCAGGTGAGTACACGACCTTACTTGGTCCATGTATCGTCACACTGTTAGCATACACATTACTCTTATATGTTTTAACAGTTAGCACAGGTATTTTATCTTCATCAGCAGCTCTAATATTCTTGCGGATGTGTTGTTGATTGACGTGGATGATTGTTTTCATTCCCAGATCAAACAATCTTTTGCATATGTATCAGCTCTTGCGTAAGTATCAAATATTTCACAGTCAGGTTGATCTCCTCGCACAAATGCAAGTTCGTTTTGAATTACTACTCTATACTTTCCGTCTTCTTGAATAAACAGCTTCACTTCTACGTGAGGATTAGCCATTTGTTTTAATAAAATCATTTAAACTCTCCCTCTGCCATTATTTCTGTTAGGCAGGCTAGTATGTTAATCTCGTGATCAGCAACAAAGGCAGCCTTGTAC